AAATAGCTTTTTTTTAGAATACTTATCAAGACCACCTACGGCTGAAATATTCTTTGAAGATGTATTAATGGCATTAGTATTTTATGGCATGCCAATACTTGCAGAGAACAATAAACCAAGGCTCTTGTACTATTTAAGACGTAGAGGTTATAGGGGTTTTAGTATGAATAGACCTGACAAAGTTTGGAATAAATTATCTGTAGCAGAAAAAGAAGTTGGAGGTATACCAAACTCAAGCGAAGACATAAAACAAGCTCACGCAGCAGCAATAGAGATGTACATACAAGATCATGTAGGTATGAAAAAAGATGGTGGTTTTGGTAGTTTATATTTTAACGAGCTATTAAACGATTGGGCGAAGTTTGATATTAATAAAAGAACTAAGTTTGATGCAACTATAAGTAGTGGTTTAGCTATTATGGCTAACAATAGACATTTATATGCACCAAACGCTAAGGTTAACAAACCTAAATTAAACATAAATATTTCCAGATATAGTAATACTGGAACTAATTCACAAATAATCAAATAATAAATATGGCATATTCTGGCGGTAAAAGTTATTTTCCTAGTCAAACAGTAAGTGATGCTGAAAAGTTAAGCTACGATTATGGTTTGAAAGTAGCAAAAGCTATTGAAACGGAGTGGTTTAATAATGATAGAAGTATTAATAAGTATAAGAATAATCAAAATGATTTTCATAGATTAAGATTATACGCTAGAGGAGAACAGTCAATACAAAAATATAAGGATGAATTATCTATAAACGGTGATTTGTCCTATTTAAATTTAGACTGGAAACCAGTTCCAATTATATCTAAATTTGTAGACATAGTTGTTAATGGTATAGCTGAGCGAACTTATGATATACAAGCGTTTTCTCAAGATCCATTTGGTGTTGAGAAAAGAACAGAGTATATGGAAAAAATTATGAATGATATGCAGTTCAAAGAGTTTGATAACGCTGCACAGGCTGCCTTTGGTATAAACACTAAAGAAAGCGAAAAAGAAGAGCTACCTGAAACTCCAGAAGAATTACAACTACATATGCAGCTTGAATATAAGCAAGCTGTTGAAATAGCCCAAGAACAAGCGCTTCAAGTTTTATTTGAAGGTAGCAATTACGAGCTTATTAAAAAAAGATTTTTTTATGATTTAACAGTTTTAGGTATAGGTGCTGTTAAAACAGATTTTAATACTTCTGAAGGAGCTACAATAAAATATGTTGATCCTGCTGATTTAGTTTATTCTTATACTGATTCACCTTATTTTGAAGATATATATTATGTTGGTGAAGTTAAAGTTATACCAGTTAACGAGCTAGCTAAACAATTTCCTCATTTATCTGAAAGCGATTTAGAGGATATTATGAAAAATAAACAGTACAATAGAAATAACTACAATACAAGATATTCTATAGACAAAGAAGACGTTAACACTATACAGGTTTTATATTTTAACTATAAAACTTATATGAATGAAGTTTACAAAATAAAAGAAACTAATACTGGTGCTGATAAAATAATACCTAAAGATGATAATTTTAATCCACCAGAAGACAAAGATGGAAAATACTCTAAACTATTAAGATCAATAGAGTGTTTATACGAAGGTGCTTTAATTTTAGGTACAGATAAACTTTTAAAGTGGGAAATGGCTAAAAATATGATGAGGCCAAAAAGTAATTTTACAAAAGTTAAAATGAACTATGCTATTGTAGCGCCACGTATGTACGACGGTAGAATAGACTCACTAGTAAGACGTATTACAGGTTTTGCTGATATGATTCAGCTAACACATTTAAAACTACAACAAGTAATGTCTAGATTAATACCTGACGGTGTTTATTTAGACGCAGATGGCTTAGCTGAAATAGATTTAGGCAATGGAACAAATTATAATCCGCAAGAAGCTTTAAATATGTTTTTCCAAACTGGTAGTGTTATAGGTAGATCATTTACTAGCGACGGTGATATGAATCCAGGTAAAGTGCCAATACAAGAAATATCATCTGGTAGTGGAGGTGCTAAAATGCAAAGTTTAATAGGTACATATAATTATTATTTGCAAATGATACGTGATGTAACTGGTTTAAATGAAGCTAGAGATGGCAGTACTCCAGATACAAACGCTTTGGTTGGTGTGCAAAAACTAGCAGCTGCAAACAGTAATACTGCAACAAGACATATATTACAGTCTGGTTTGTTTTTAACAGCAGAAGTAGCAGAGTGTTTATCTCTTAGAATATCTGATATTATAGAATATTCTCCTACTAAAGAGGCTTTTATACAAAGTATAGGTGTGCATAGCGTCGCTACACTAGAAGAAATATCTAGTTTACACTTGTATGATTTTGGAATTTTTATACACTTACAGCCAGATGAAGAAGAAAGAGGTAAGTTAGAAAACAACATACAAATGGCTCTACAACAACAAAGTATAGAGTTAGAAGATGCTATAGATCTTAGAGAAATTAAAAATATCAAGCTTGCTAATCAACTGTTAAAAATAAGAAGAGTTAAAAAGCAAGAAAAAGATAGACAGTTGCAAATGCAAAACATACAAGCTCAAACTCAGTCTAATGCTCAGTCCGCTCAAGCCGCAGCTCAAGCAGATGCTCAAAAACAACAAGCAATAACTCAAAGCAAAATGCAGTTAGAGCAAATGAAAGCTCAAATGGATTCTCAAAAAATGCAACAAGAAGCTATGCTAAAGAAAGAGTTGATGCAGTTAGAGTTTCAGTATAACATGCAATTAAGAAATGCTGAAACTAATAACTTAATGCAAAGAGAAAAAACAAAAGAAGATCGTAAAGATCAAAGAACAAAAATACAAGCTACACAACAAAGTGAGCTTATAGACCAAAGAAAAAAAGAAAAACCACCTAAAAACTTTGAATCAACAGGTAATGATTTAATGGGTGGAGGTTTTGACTTAGGAGCTTTTGGTCCAAAATAAATTTATTAATTATTATTATATTATATTATGGAAGAAAACAAAGAAAATGTAGTTGAAGAGACTACACAAGAAAACGTTACTAAGGTTGAGATTAAAGAATCTCAACAAGAAGACAACGTTACAAAGGTAAATTTAGACAAACCAGTAAACCAAGAAAAAAATGAAACTAAAAAAGATAACACTAACAACGACGGAGTGGTTGCAGAGTCTGAAAATGCCGAGCCCGTACAAAAACAAGAAGAAGTACAACAGGAAGCAGAAACACAAGAAGCTCCAGTATTAGAAGAAATAACTAAAGACTCTACAGATGAAGAAGTTGCAGAAGTAGAAGAAAAAGTTGAAGAAGCTATTGCTGAAGCAGAGGCTACTGGCAAAAAACTACCTGAAGATATTCAAAAGTTAGTTGACTTCATGCAAGAAACTGGTGGTGATTTAAATGATTATGTTAAGCTAAATCAAGATTATAGTAAGTTAGATAATCAAGACTTACTGTATGAATATTATAGACAAACAAAACCTCATTTAAATGCTGAAGAAATAAACTTCCTTATGGAAGATCAATTCTCTTACGACGAAGAAATAGATGAGGAAAGAGATATAAGAAGAAAAAAATTAGCGTTAAAAGAGCAAGTTGCCAACGCTAGAGCCCACTTGGACGGGCAAAAGTCCAGATACTATGAAGAAATTAAAGCTGGTTCAAAGCTAACGCCTGAACAACAAAAAGCTTGGGATTTTTTTAATAGATACAACAAAGAGTCAGAAGAGACTAAAAAAATAGCAAAGAAAAATACTGATATTTTTACACAAAAAACTAATCAAGTTTTTAATGACAAGTTCAAAGGTTTTGAATACAATGTTGGTGATAAAGTATACAGATTTAATGTTAAAAATGCTGAAGAAGTAAAAAACACTCAAAGTGATTTAAGTAATTTTACTAAAAAGTTTTTAGATAAAAAAAATGCTTTAATAGATGCTAAGGGTTATCACAAGTCGCTTTATACAGCAATGAATGCAGACGCTATTGCAAAACACTTTTATGAACAAGGCAAGGCAGATGCTATGAAAAATAGTATTGCTAAGTCTAAAAACGTAAACATGAATCCAAGACAAGCTCATGGTGAAGTTGAAGTTGGGGGATTAAAAGTAAAAGTTTTAGGTGATAATTCTTCTGATTTTAAATTTAAAATTAAAAACAAAAAATAACAATTAAAATTACAAAATTATGGCAATTTCAAATCCTGGAGGTAATTTAAATAGTGTACCTGCTCCAATAAAGCAAACACTACAAAACAATTACCTAGATTTAGCGTCTACAGCTGGACAAGGCTGGGCGCAACAATATGTACCAGATCTAATGGAGAGAGAGGCTGAAGTTTTCGGACCGAGAACTATTTCAGGTTTCTTATCGCAAGTTGGAGCTGAAGAAGCGATGACTGCTGACCAAGTTGTTTGGTCTGAGCAAGGTCGTTTACACTTATCTTACTTAGGACACGTTCACTCTACTACTGGTGGTGCTGATTCAAGTTCTCAAATAGATATTATTTCTGATATTGATGGTAACACTGATGTAGCTTCTGGTAATCACGGTATACGAGTTAATGATACTGTTATTATTTCTGATCCTACTAACGGTGTTGTAAAATGCTTAGTAGTTACAGTTGCAACTGATAGAATTGACGTAGCTCCTTACGGTGCTGCTGCTTTAACAGGTACAACTTCTGGTAGTGCTACAACTGTATTAGTTTACGGTTCAGAATATCCAAAAGCTTCAAAATACTTTGTTGCAGCTGGTAATGCTGAAAGTGATACTAGAGGTGCTAACGAGCCTTCTTTCAAATCATTTAACAACAAGCCAATTATAATGAAAGATTACTACGAGGTATCAGGATCTGATGCTTCTAGAATTGGTTGGGTAGAAGTTTCTTCTGAAGGTGGTGCTTCTGGATACTTATGGTATTTAAAAGCTGAAGCTGACACAAGAGCTCGTTTTACTGACTACATTGAAATGGCAATGTTAGAAGCTGAAAAAGGTGGTGCTGGTAATGACATCACTGAAGAAGCTGGGGTTATGGGAACTGGTTCTGTTACAGCTAACGATACTACTAAGAACACAGGTACTGAAGGTTTATTTGCTGCTATCGAAGATAGAGGTAATATAACTACTGGTGTTACTGGTGTTAACGCTGCTACTGATTTAGCTGAGTTCGATGCTATCCTAGCTGAGTTTGATAAGCAAGGTGCTATTGAAGAGTACATGATGTTTGTTAATAGATCAACTAGCTTAGCTATTGATGATATGTTAGCTTCAATGAACTCTTACGGAGCTGGTGGTACTTCTTACGGAGTATTCGATAACTCTGAAGATATGGCACTTAATTTAGGTTTCTCAGGTTTCCGAAGAGGTTCTTATGACTTCTACAAGTCTGACTTCAGATACTTAAATGACAAAGCTACTAGAGGTGGTATTAACTTAACTGCTGGTGCTAATGCACTTAGAGGAGTTATGATACCTGCTGGTACTTCTACTGTTTATGACCAAAATGTTGGTGCTAGTATGAGACGTCCTTTCTTACACGTAAGATATAGAGCTTCTCAAACTGATGACAGAAGAATGAAGACTTGGGTTACTGGTTCAGTTGGTGCTGCTACATCTGCTTTAGATGCAATGCAATTACACTTCTTAACTGAAAGATGTTTAATTACTCAAGGTGCTAATAACTTCATGTTAT